CATAACCTTCGTCAGTGTCTTGTGTGATAGTCTTACCAATAAGATCGGTTGGATTTCCTGCAACGATCTTTGCTTTTAGGGCATATACTTGAATCCAAGTAGACTCAGAACCTTTTAGTGTAGAATCTCTAGGGTATGTAATTTCTGGTTCTGGATCATCCTTAATCAAACATTTAAAAAGGAATTTAATAGACTTGTCAGTTCCTTTTGATTGATAGAACGATGCAATATTTTTAATTAGAGTTCTTTTATCAACTCCCTCTTTTAAATATGCTTCTGGAAAGTCTGCAAGGTATTGACTTTCAAAACTTTTTACTAGAGCATATAAAAATAGATTACTGATATTCTGTACAGTAGATCCATTTAGGTGAGTTGCTGCTTGTGTGGTAACAAAAGTGCTTTCTTTGTATAAATCTCCTAGAGTAGTGTTACCACTAACACCACGACTTACTTCTAGGAATTGAGTATCTGTTCTTTCTGCATAATAACAGATCTCATCATCAATTTTAATATATCCGCCATTCTTTGGAAATGATGTAGCATCGTCAACGGTAATCGTAGAATCTGACGCACCAAGACTACCTGTTAGTTTAGAAGACTGCTTAAGAATATTTTTCTCATAAAAGTCAATATCACGATATGTCTCAATATTCGTAATAATATCAAGTGGTTGACCTTGTAATTCTAATTGCTCATAATACTTTTTTACGAACTTTGAAAAAAGTTCGTACTCTTCATTGATGAAGTCTGGTAACTGAGACTCAACTAGATATGAGATTTTATTAGCAGTTTTCAACATCTACTACTACTCTTTGTATGCTACAAATGAACTCTTTGAGATATCTACGTCTAGGTATACCTCACGCTTAACCTCAATATCTTTATTAGCAGGTTTGACTCTCAGTTCAATACGATTGTCTGAGAAAGAACCTTTTAAGATAGTGAAATCATATAGTTTGATCTCGCCATTTACATAATCAATATCACCAACAGAATCGTTAAGGAGAATTTTTTCTCCAGTTAAAGAATCTAGTCTATATAGGACTATTTTGCCATTCCTATCCTCAAGATATGACGTGTAAGTTGGATACTCAAACACTGTCATACCAGTAGAAGAGACTACAGGATCATCGCAGTCTTTTAAGAATTCATTTTGATAACAGATCTCATAATATGAAGAGGAGTTAATCTGAGCGTAAAAATCTTTCCTTAGAGTTATATCAGTATCATTAGAGTTAATAGCGCGATTAGCAGTATCAATGACACCGATGAACTTACTGTATCTGAATTTCCCATTAAACTTCTCCGTCTGAGAGGTTTTTAGATATTCTTGAATTGAAGTTGACACCTCTGCAGCAACCTGTGCTGGCAACAGATTAGTCTTAGTACCATCAAAATAAATTTTGCTGGTCATCTCAATATAGAGAATAGATGGGTCAACAAATTCAGGTTTAATAGATGCAACTGTATACTTTTTAAGTTGCTCTGTTAGATCACTCTTGGTAAATGATGATAACGTATTTGCTTCAGTTGGTTTAATTGCAATAAAGACTTTTCCATATGCAGGAGGAACCTGATCTTCTCCACCAAAAACAATGATGTCACTAATTGATGGATAGATGTTTCTTACAATTGCCTTGAAATCGTTTGCAGTGACTGCTCTATTTTGAGATGCATAGAATTTAGGAGCATTGTACTTAATCTTATCAATGCTTTCAATATCAGCACCACCCGATGATTTTACAACAGATCCAATGGAAACTGTAAAAGGTACGGTAATTGGAACTAGATTTTCATCCTGGATTCTACCATTGAATGTAAAAGACTTTGCTCCATTAGAACTAGGACCACTAGTAACCACATAACTCATCTCAATGGTCTCACCATCAGCAAGTTTTTTACCTAGTACACCATCACCGAAGAAAATTTCATATTGTTCATCTTCAATTTCACTGATAAAGTAAACCTCATCGTCAGAACCAATATCTAAAATGCTGTCTGCTCTCTTATATTCTTGAAATGCTGACGATGTTGGTGATTGGTAGACCTTAATAACCAAAGTGCTTAAGTCTGCTGCTGGGTTCTGAATCTTGAAACGTTGACTCTTAAGAACACTGTTAACTTCAGTTCTAGTAGTAACTAAAGATCCTTCAAAAAATTCTTCAGAGAATGATGCAACTGCATTCGCTACTTCTACTTTTGCATCTTCTTTTAAGACATAACGATATAATGTATTGTCATAATTAGTAACAAATCCTGTTCCTGCCTTAAAAATTACCGATGCAGGAATTGATCCTCCAGTAAATGTAATATCAAAATCAAGTTTAGCAGTTGGTGAAGTAACTGACTTAGGAGAATAACCTAATTGCTTTGCCAGTGCCACCACATTGTCCCTCAGCGTTGCGGAATCAAGGAACAACTCGTTCACAACCATATTGGTATTGAACGCAGTATAATACGTGTTATATGCCAACACGTCAATAAGTTGACTTAATGCAGAACCCTCAAAATCATAGTCAGTAAAATCTGACTGTGCTCTCATGTAGTCTTTGAGAGCATTCTTGATATTATTAAAATCTAGGTTGTTTAACTGGGTATATGGCATTATCTCGTCCTTGAGAGGAAGAATTCTACGTTTACTGGGGGAACATCGGATCCTCTGATTTCATAAGTCATTTCAACGTCAATTCCATTCTCATCAAAGTTTGGTACACATGACAAACTAAGAACAGTGATTCTTGGTTCAAACCTAGTGATAGTTTGACCGATACTTTTTTTAATCAACGCAGCAGTACCATAATCCAACGGTTCAAACAAATATGATCTAATGTTTGAACCGTAACTAGGATTAAATAAACGCTCACCTTTATTAGTTAGCAGGAGATTGACAATCGCTTGCTTAATCGCAGCATTATCTTTGCTGACAACAATATCATCAGTTACTGGATGTTTCTTAAAGGTGATATTAATATCTCTAAATGAGAGATTGGACGTTGCCATCTAGAGTATACGAAGACACTAGTTATTTAGTCAGTCTGTCCAACGTTCAATAAAATCATCCATGTGCTGCTTGCGACGTTTGATCTCTGCCGCCTTCTTAAGATGACGTTCACTATCAACTTCGGTAATCAACGTCATCCCACTCTCAATAAACATATCACCTTTATCTACAGATCCATCAAGGTGCTTAGGATGTGTCATCTTACTCTCCTTCATTACTTATTATCTAGGTCTTTAATCTCATACATGTAATGATCAGACGTTTCTAGTTTACGTTTGTTTTCAACGCTATACACTGTCAGATCAATCTCATAACCAGGGTTCTTCTCAATCCTATCAAACACCCAGGCATTATCGTACCAAATGATACGATTGTTAGGATATGCGTAATAATTACCAGTCTCTACCTTAAACAGGTGAGCACACTTATGCTCAGGTGTCTCAGAAAAGTTTAAGTCTGGGACACCCTTGTTCTCCCATGACCAGTCCAACGTGAACATATACTCACCTAAGACTTTCTTGTTATCTGGTCGGATTAGTTCTGCTTGTAGTCCTGCAAGACGATGACGCCTCTGTACGTCCACATACGGGGAGAAGCAGTCCCAATACATAATGTCCTCTAGAGGTTCTATCTTGGCATCAGGACGCCAGCAGAAGGCATGTAGAGGTCTCCTGGTCCAGTTAACACCATTCTCTAGGAATGCCTCAAACAAAGGCACTCGCTTCTCAATACTCGCAACACTATGCACATCGCATTTCGTTACTTCCCCATGACCTTTCTTATGATTAAACAAGAACTCATTACGCATGTAACAAGACCAGTCAGGAAGACTATGATTTAAGTATGCCAATCTCTTTCTCCTGGGAAATAGTAATCAGTTAGTTCTACGTCTTTCGGAATATCCTTAATAGCGTAGAGTTTACCCGTGTCCTTATTATAGGCAACATTCGGGTCATGTGAGTGGTTTATATAATATTGCGGACCTAATTTGTCTAGATCATTATCAATCCAGAAACCGTCCGCATCGCAATACGTTAGCATTTCAATCCTTCCGCGTATGCGCTCATCAACATCCGTCCATAACACATACTGTGTCTTAGAAGGAGTAAAGATGCACGTATCCTTAGGAATATCTATTAAAGAGAAAACACCTACCCCCTCACAGACTTTACTGGGAGATAGGTAGGTGTATAAGGTCAAAGAGTACATTCGGAGTTTTCGGCGCTCGGGTTTTTACTTACCCTGACCACGATAACGCTTACGCTTTGCATTCCGAGAAGACGCAGCATACTTCGTGTGCTGTCCCGATCCTTGACGAGTCTTTTTGGGCTTAGACTCAATCATAGGTCCGCCAGAGAGTCCAACTTTGCTTCGTGCCATAATTTCTTAAACGGTTCGTGTACCAATTAGTATTGTAGGATAAAGTGTCCCAACTGTCAATGGATTGGAATCAATCCGTCTCGTAGGTGGGATGGTCGGAGGTGCTGTAGTTAACTCATCGCCTGCTACAACAACTCTACGATGTCCTCCCAAACCATCCCCAAAGAACACCCTGGTATTCACAACAGGAACCGACGCAGGGCGGTCAACTTGTGTAGGTACGGGAATGAATGGAAAGACGGGGTTTGTGCCTGGTACAGGGGCATATGGGACGTTCTCATCAATGATCTGCATAGGAGCAGCGTTTGGATTTGGAGTACCATCCGCCAATGTCTTCCCCTGACCAAATGTATGATTGATACCACCTGCCCCTGCCTTTGCAGGATTACCACCAAGAATTAACGGAGCACTTCCGATCGGTGTAGGAGGAAACAATGTTGTGCCAATCTTCCAGACATCTCCAGCAGGTTGATCCAACATCGCTGGATTCGCAATCTCACCGTTCGGCATTTCTTAACTCCTCTACTGCATTATGTAGATCGTCAAGTGTCTCCGCTATAGTCTTGTAGTTCTGGCATCGGGGAGGCTTGTACATCAACTGGGGGCGTTCTAATAACGACACCTTCTTCTCCACCATCGTCAACCTCTCTTGCAGCTGTTGGAGTTTCTCGCTGAACTGTTGCATTATCAATTGGTTGTCTTGAGTCATTGTCTAGTCCTGCAAAGCGACGTGCTGCAGCTCCTTCAAACTGATCACAGAATGTGTCAAAGTTTGAAAGAATCTTTTCATACATGTTTGGATCATACTCAGGTTGGTTCATAGTTTCGCATTTGCTCCTTGTGGCAAATTGGGTACAGGTGAATCTGCATGGGGAAAGCGCGTTGCTGTCTCAAGTTCAATGACTTTTGCTTCAAGACTAATGAGACGCTCTGCGAGTTCCTCAATAACACTCACCATCCTTGCAATCTGGCGTTCGTGCAGACTTACCAAGAACTTCGGATCATCTCTAAGTTCTGCCATTGCCTTTGCAGATTCATCAAACTCGGGCGCTGCAGGTTCCAACACAGTCTCTTCAGTGATAACGAGGTTTTCAGTCATTTTTTTCTGGGGGAAATTTTTTAGTTTCACTTATTATAACATAACGAATTCGGCAATAATATTTATCGCTCGTCTGGATACTTTTGTAGGTTAGGGAAGTTAGGCATTTTTGAAACCGCTTGGCGACCCTAAGGGGCATCGGCAACCCCTTAACAACTGTCCCACACTGTGCTAGACTGCCCGACTCACTCACCCCTGTCCAGACGGATCTGGCGAGGTGTGCGACCGAGGGCAGATTTGTTCTGACCGATGCGCTGAAAGCAGCGGATCTCAGAAAATGCAGGGGCAGAGGTGAGAACCTCTTGCAGTTCGGGGCACACTGTCGGGTCTTCCACCAGATCAGTGGGGACAGCGAACCACTCGGTGCCCTGCCCAATACGTGCCCAACCATATGCCACCATCAGGGCGTGCAGGTAACGCTCCATCTCATGGACGCCGCCGAGCGTACCCTCAGGGATGGGGATGCTGGTGTTCTCATCCACAGCGAAGGTACGGATGATCTCCAACTCATCAGGGCATGAGGTGCGGTGCTTCATGGCACGGGTCTTGGTGTACTGCCTGCCAGCGAAGGACAGACCGATCTTGATCTTCATCATGCCAGTCGCCTCTTCAAAATAGGGGCAGCGGGCGGCGACGATGTAGATACCGCCAGGGCAGTTTGCTTCCTTACGTCCTTGGGTCATTGTTGGGTGGAGGTCGTTTGGTTGATGTCCTTATTATAGGGGATGGGGGTCAGACCCACCTGTCGCCAGGGACAGTTCCCCAACCGTCACGCTGGTAGCGGCGGCGATCATAATCCTCGGCACTGAAGTGGTCGTCAAAGTCACCCTCATCGGTCACCCCTCTCACCATGTCCCCGAAGGTCACCCGATCATACTCAGCAGCACGTCGGCAGGTCATCCGCTCTTGACG